TCCCTGAATTTGGTGGAGCAGAAAAATATATAATAGGAGAACTTTAAATTATGGCTAGAGAAAAAATTCATGTAACACCTACAGGTACAGCAGCTTGGCCTTGGTTGAATACTCCAGACGTAAGGTTTGATTCTGATGGAGTATATCAAGTCAAGATGATTTTTAACAAGAAGGACATCAAGGGAATTCAAGGGATAGTAGATCCTCTGATGAATGGTGGTAAACACAACCCTGTTAAACCTGAGTTGGATGATCAAGGGAAACAGACAGGCAACTATGTTGTTAACTTTAAATTAAAAGCTAAAGTTAAAACTAAGAGTGGTGATACTTTTACTCAGAAGCCCATACTCTTGGATACTGCCGGTAATCGTGTAATGAACCAAGTTGGAGCTGGCAGTAAACTTAAAATTGCTTATCAGGCTATTCCTTTTAATCAAGGGGCTGGCGGTGTTACTATGCGTATGCAGAAGGTTCGTATTATAGATTTAGTTGAATACTCCAAGCAGGATGATGTTGATTGGGGTAAAGACGAGGGTAGCTTTGTGGGAAGGGAACTGGAAAAAGTAGAAGCTTCAGACAGTGATGAAGAGAATGAGGACTTCTAAAATGCCCAGTTATGAATTTTGTAGAAACATGGATCAAGAAATGATAGCTAATCGAATTCGTAGTTTAAAAAGTGATGAGCTATCAGTTTTGGTTGATAATTTAATTGTGATGATTGATTGTGGACATTTTCCACATGAAGCCTTTCATGAAGTTAGATCTGTATATAAGTTATTACTTAATCTTAAAGTTAGTGCTAAAGAAGATGAGACGTTCAACTAAAAGACAAAGGTACAGGGGTATACGAGAGGGCTACAGAAGTGGCTT